TACAACACCGAGGCGCTGGGCTGGCAGTTCTGCATCGCGCCGGCTGGTGGTCTGCCGGTGGACGACGAGGTGCTGGCGCGGGTGCTGTGGATCAAGCACGAGGAGCCGCAGTTCCTGCGCAATGCGAACAAGCGGCTGATGGCGCTGCCGGTGGGTCAGGTGCCGGCCAGTCGTGAATACTGGGGAGTCATTGAGGCGAAGGGCCTGCACGCTGGTCCGCGGCGCACCGACCACGGCCAACTGCGCGAGGTCGCAACGGAGCTGATGAGGGACGGGACGTGGCGCACCCTCTCGGAGTTCACCACCACCGTCAACCCGTTGGCGTTCACCGTCCTCCGCACCAACGTGTCATGAGCTCCCCCACCGAACGCACGCTCAACGCCCTGCGCCGCGCCGGCTGGTATCCCGAGCGAGTCGAGCACTGGGTCCCCTTTCCGAGCAACGACCCCTCGACTGGGCGCGACATCCCAGGGCGCAGGCGCGACCTGTGGAATCTGTTCGACGTGCTGGCCATCCGCCTGGGGCGCGGCGGGGTGCTAGGCATTCAGTGCTGCTCGTCGAGCGACGTTGGCGTACGTCTGACCAAGCTGCGCGCCTCGGCGCTGGCGAAGGTGTGGGTCCTCGCCGGGAACGGCCTGTGGGTGGTGGGCTGGCCAGGACCCAAGGCGCGCAAGGAGGGGACGAAGGGCGCTCGCGTGGTGGCGATGACCGTCGAGAGCTTCAGCGACATACCCGTTATCCGCACCGCCGGGGGTTACACTACGGCTGCACCGTGCGGAGCCAAGGCCGACCGCAAGCTGACGTCATGGACCGGCTAGGCAAGCTGGGCGGCGCAGCGAAGTGGGTTGGTGGTGTGCTGGCGGTGCTGCTGTTGATGACGCTGCTGCTGCTGGCGAACGTGGCCTGGTATCACTGGATGGGAGCGCTGGAGAAGACGCTTGGGTGGGCAGGGTGACCGTGGCGACGGTCGAGGTGTTGCTGCTGCGGCTGGCCCTGTACGCACTGGGCTCGATCGCGTTCTTCGCCGCCGTGGTGGTGCTGGGAATCCTGGTGTACGCCTGGGGGGAGTCACAGAAGCCATGACGCGATTGCTGATCGACTACCTCGTGGTCGTTGGTGCGGTAGCGCACCTGGTGGTGGTGTTCCTGCTGGCGGTGGCGGCGCTGTGGTGGCGGCGCTGGCGCAAGTCGCGAGCAGCAGCCAGGGCCAGGTTCGAGGAGTCGCAGGCCCAGCTCCGCGCCACGCTCGACGCCACGATGAAGCGCGCCACCGACGCCGTGTCACGGGCTGCGGAAACCGCCAAGGCTCGTGCCGGTGCCGCAGAGCTGGAGCGCGTCACACCGATCAGCGACAAGGAAATGTGACCCAGGCGAACCGAATCCGTGCCGTGCTCGACGACCGCACGTGCTCGGTGTGCTCCGCGGCAAACGGAACGCTAGCCGTCTCCATACCGACTGGCTGCGAGAGCCCGGACGGATGCCGCTGCACGTTGGAACCCGACTGGCCCGGTGCGGCGGTCGAGGACTCGGCGCTCCCCAGGACGCGGCTGCGCTGGATGGTGAAGTCGTTTCTCGCACCGCATGAGCCAGCTCGAGCTGGGCTGCCACCGATCAGGCGCGAGGACATCGTGGCGACCGCGGCGCAGCTCCTGCGCGAAGGCGTGAAATGGGTCGAGCTGCGGTTCACGGTGGACCTGCTCGACATCGTGGGCCATCCCGACCCACCGCCGCCAGCGCCAAGACCACCATCGAAGCCACCACCGAGCGACCCGTTCGAGGGACTGTGACCGGCGACCTGCTGTGGCTGGCAGGTAACCTGACGCTGGTCGCGGAAGCGGCTTCGGTCATGCTGATGGCCCTGACGCTGCGCGAGTCGAAGCTGGCCCTGTGGCAGGACTTCGCCAGTGCCGCTGCGCTGCGCCTGGCGATGCTCGGTGCGCTCGCGGTCCTCTACGCGAACGGGCACCGCGCCCTTGACTTGTAGCGGGGCGCTGGCCCATGATCAGCCACAATGCCGGACCAGGAGTCGGTCAAGGGCGACAATCCGAGTCGCACTCACCCGGAGTACGACAGTTGGATTGATCGGTGGAAGCTGCTACGTGCTGCCACCGAAGGCGAATGGGCGCTCAAGGACCCCGAGGTTCGCGAACTGGCCATCCCACCCTTGAGCGGTCACATCGCTGACCGCGCCGCGTACGACACGTACGTCAAGAACGCATACTTCTTCCCCGCGACCAAGCGGATGCGCAACGCGATCGTGGGGTCGCTGTTCCAGGCACCACCGAAGGCCGACGTGCCGGCGCAGATGAAGTCGTGGATGGACAACGTGACCGGCGACGACGCCGCCATGACCCTGCACGAGTTCACCAAGATGGTGATGCGCGAGGTGACGACGCACGGCAGGGCGGGCGTGCTGGTGGACTATCCCGACGTTGAAGCGCTCAAGGCTGCGGGCGCTGATGACGGCCACCTGCCCCGCGACCTGACGCGCAACCAGGCGGAGAAGCTGGGGCTCCAGCCGGTACTGACCAAGTACAACGCCGAGGAAATCGTCAACTGGCGCGTCGAGATGGTGCTGGGTCGCCGTCGAAAGACGATGGTCGTGCTGCACGAGAAGAAGCGCGTGCAGGGCGAGGACAGGTTCGACAACCACAAGACCGCTGACCAGTACCGCGTGCTCGAGCTGCTGACGATGCCGGGACCCATCGACCCGCTGGCCGATGGTCCGTCGCCCATGCGCACCGTCTACCGCGTCACCATCTACACCAAGAACGAGGAGGCGAAAGAGGGTCCCGAGTGGGTGGGCCGGGCGTTCTTCCCTCGGCGAAACGGCGAGCTGCTGGACGCCATCCCGTTCGAAGTGCAGGGGTCTAACGACTCCACGTTCGACGTGGACGAGCCGCCGCTGCTGGACCTGCTCTCGGTCAACCTGGGGCTGCTGCGCAACAGCGCCTCGTACGAGCACGGTCTGCACTGGTGCGGCAACCCGATGCCGTACATCACCGGGTACGACCCCGACATCGAGGAAGGGCTGGACATGGGTCCACCGCAGGTGCAGCCGTCGCCCTCGACGGTGCCGGCGGCGGAGCAGCCGTACGCCTGGCGCAACGCCACGGTCAAGTTCCGGTTCGGTGCGAGCGAGATGCTGACGATCCGCAGCCCGCAGGCCAAGCCGGGGGTGCTCCAGGCGGGCGCCGAGACGGTGGGCGCGCTGCGAGTGGCGATGCAGGACAAGCGCGAGGACATGGTGGCGATCGGCGGTCGCATCCTCGCCGTCGACAAGCGGGTGGCGGAGACCGAGGGTGCCGAGGAGGTGCGGCGCGAGGGCGAGCGCGGCATCCTGGCGACCATGGCCAACGTGGTGTCCGAGTCCATGAGCCGCGTGCTCGAGCACGTGCGCGACTGGCTCCAGCTCACCGGCGAGGTCTCGTTCGTGATCGACGCCGACTTCGCCGCGGCTGCGCTCAACATCGAGGAAGCGGTGGGGCTCAGCACGCTGGTCAACGGCGAGTTCATGGCCATGTCGGACGCCCGCCACCTGCTGCGCCGGGGCCGCCTGCTGCGCATGGACCGCACCGACGAGCAGATCGACCGCGAGGTCAAGCAACGTCCACCGACCGCCATGGCCGGACTGCTGGGTGGTGGTGGACCCCCGCTCCCTGGCGACGACGAGCCGCCACCCACCGCACCGCCGAAGCCACCACCGCCCGCAGCAGGGGAGTAGCCCATGCCGGCATCCCCGGCTGACCTGCTGGGCATGGTGCTCTCGGACCACCTGGAGCTCAACCGCTTCGAGGCGGGGACCCTGGGGCGCCTGCTGGGCATCCTGGAGCGCGCCGACAACGAGCTGCGCGACCGTATCGAGGACTTCGTTGCCCGCGGGCTCTCCCCGCAGACCATCAAGTTCCACAGCGACCTGCGCGACCAGGTGCGCTCGGCGTACGCCTCGGCCTACGGGCGCGCCTACGGTGCACTCAGCACCGACGCTGCCGCCATCGCGGCGGAGACGGCGGGACGCATGGGCACGGTGCTTGAGTTCGCGGTGGCAGGCGCGGGCGTCGCCATCTCACGGCCCGACCTCGACGTTCTCCAGCGCCTGGTGACCCAGCAGCCGTTCAAGGGCGCGCTCCTGCGGGACCACGTGGAGAAGTTGATGGGCAACCGGGTCCAGGCTGTGGCCGACCAGGTGGCGCTCGGTGTCGCGTCGGGGGAGGGTGTCGTGCCCATCGTGCGCCGGCTGCGCGGGACTCGGGCTGCCGGCTACACCGACGGCGTACTCAACCTGGGGCGGCGACAGACCGAGGCGCTGGTGCGCACCACCATCCAGCACGCTGCGGCGGAGGGGCGCAAGGCCACGTTCACCGAGAACGACGACCTGGTGAAGGGCGCGTTCGCCATCGTCACGCTCGACGACCGCACGTGCCCCATCTGCGCGCCGCGGGACAAGCTGGTGTGGGAGCTGGTGGACGGCGTCTACACGCCACGCGGTCACGGCATCCCCTGGGACGGCGGGCCTGGGGAGTGGCACTGGAACTGCCGGTGCGTGTCGAGCCCCTGGTTTGATGACCCCTCGCTCGACAACCTGGAGGGGTTGAGCCGCGCCGCCCAGGGTGGGCCTGTGGATGCGGACACGGTGTACGACGACTGGCTGCGCAAGCAACCGCCAGAGTTTCAGGACAAGGTGCTTGGCCCGAAGCGGGCGACCTGGTGGCGCGAGAACCCGAAGGTGTCGCTGGGCTCCGCGTGGGCGCAGCGGTTTGGCGGCAAGCCGGTCGAGCCGCTGGCGATCCCGAAGCCGACTGCGGCGGTGGTGGGACCCAAGGCGCTGCCGGTGCTCGAGCGCACCATCGAGGAGGCGCGTGTTGCTGCGGAGGCGAGCGCCAAGGCTGCTGCCGAGGCTGCGGCGCAAGCCGCCGAAGCGGAGCGCGTCGCTCGCACCCAGGAGCTGTTCACCCAGGTCAAGGCGAAGGCGG